TCATACCACATGACTTTAACGTATTCGTAACCGTTAGTGCCTTCTTCGGCTCCTTTACATGTTTTCCAAAAGTGGTTCAATCCGTTTGGTGTAGAGGTCATTAGAAGCTTTGTAGACTCGCCTGATGAAATGGTTGGATATACCGATGCAAAGAATTCATCGTATCCCTCGATGAAGGCTACCTCGTCTAGATAGAGGAACGACACCGTCTTACCACGAATAGCCGAAGAAGACGTTGTTCCGGCCAAAACGTTACACCCGTTCTCGAGAGCGATGTTTCCTTTGTTCCATTCTTCAATGCCCTGCTGTAGCCACTTAGGTAGAGCTTCATACGCAAGTTTAATACGAGCAAGAACTTCCCTCGCTGCGTCTCCCTTGTTCGCAAGGATGGCGACAGTCTTAAACTCGTTAAAGAGTATGTAGTGTAGAATCACTGCGACGGCCGTAGTCGTTTTACCAGACTGGCGAGCCGTAAGAACTGCAAGGCGACGATTGTTTGTAATCTTTTCGACTATCTCTTTCTGATAGTCATACATGTCAAGAGGAATGAGACCGTGATCAACGTGTACGATCTTAATATACTTCTTAGCGAAATATATTGGATCTTCAGAACACTTAACGTATTCCTTTATGAGTTCCGGCGTCCATTCGATTGGTTCACCAGTTTTCTTTAAGTGTATATTACCAAGATATCCGTCACCCATTATTCACCCTTTAACATCTTAAGAAGATCTGCTGTTGAGAGTATGAGATTGTTATTCGTTACGTTCGTCTGAGCAGCTTCCTTAGGACCATTCTTTTCTTCAATTGCGTACTTCTTCTTCGTAGAGATTTCAACGAAATCTTTGTTAGCATCGAGGAGAGTCTTCATAAGAGTTGACGCAACTTCAAACGCACGTGGAGACTCAGATTGTTTTGCAAGACTAATCATTTCCTTTAATGCGTCATCGCCTTGCTCTATAATGTTCTTGATGTTTCCGCGAACCTGTTCGATATCTCGAATCGTTTCATCGTCTTCTACGACTGTTGCAACAGCAGTGATGGCTTCCTTTTCTTCGTATACAACCACAAGTTCTTCCGATTTCGCTTCTTCTAAAGGTCTAAGACCAAGAACCTCTGAAATTTTATCATTGTTCATTTTTCACTCTTCTTCTGGGTTACTTGTTATGACTCGTATGATTCCCCAATCATCGTCAAACTGGATTTCTTCGTATGGAATAGTTAGGTCAGGATCTGTCGTCGGCACGTTGTTTGCGGTTAGACCTGGATACACGTTAACACCTTCTGAAGGATCTGACGATGCGTCCATGGATGTCCAGATATCTGTGTCTATGAACTTTATGATCTTCTTTTCTCTTTCAGGGCCAAAGTACCAACCTTTCATAGTAAAGTTAAGAGTCCATAGGACGGATCTTCTTTCCTCAAAGCTTCCTTCGTATAGATCCTCGTTTGTAATTCCATTCAAAATGATAGGAATATCAATAGGATCGAGGTCGTTAATCAACTTAACCGTAGCTGTCCACTCTGGTTTAAAGAATGGTATGATCTGCTCTACGATCTTTGTTGCATCTTCCGAATACTTAGTCATTATGTAAAGAGAAAAGTCGAGGTTATATGGTGTCGCCGTCCACACATATGATTTTTGACTATCTGTCTCACCTAGGTTCTTTTGAATCTTTTGCTTCGATGGTATCTTTCTCGCTCCATCGTATGTCATATTTGTGATTTCAAAAGACATACGAGGTAGAGAGATAGCAGTCTTACGAGTTAGTTCTGGATCCTGTGTGATGCGAGCAAGAAACTTTTGAAACGGGCCGTATGCAATTGGAACTACCATACGCTGCGCTTCAACACCATCTAGGCCGTCTCGAGTGATCGAGATCTTATTAAAGATAGTACCGAATAGCGCAACATACTTCCGTGTAGTCGCATTATAGAAGTGATTTACAAAGGCCATGTATTTTCCTTACCAAGTGTCTAGTGACCAAGCAGTTCTTTTCCAGATATTAGTAGAACCATTATAGTTCGCAGTGCAATAATATATGTAAGAAGAACTAAAGGATATGTCGCCAGTCTTATCTCCTAATGCCCCAATACTACTTGATGGAACTGGCACTACCCTTCCGCCAGACCAGGCAGTATTCTGTAAGGTTTCGTCTGGAAAAATTATAGATCCATTCGCACCAAATGTCCAAACATTGTTATTTGCAGTGACTTGCAAGTCGGGATTTAATCCGGACTCAACTCTAAAGTAACTGTTATTTCCGCCTATTGTTAAATTCGACTCACTATCATCTTCCATTCCGCCAGCACGGATACGAATATCATTCGGTCTTACTGCATCTACGATTACATAATGATCGTTAGAACCTGAGTCTACTGTTGGAAACAGCCCTATAGTATAGAACGGCCCGGTGTTTGCTGCAACGTTTACTGTGTTTGCAGGAACGACGTTAAATGTAATTGAAGAATAGTCAGTTCTTATACTTACAGGCGCGCCGTTGGCTTCGTAATTTTCTTCGTCAAGTTCTTCACCTCTCATAAATATTGTATTTACATACAGCGAATGCCATTGAAATTCAGGAGATCCTAAATCCCGCACAAAGTCGATATCCGGTATTAAATCGGCGTTGATTATTCCTGGAGTAACATATCCAGCTAGTGCGTGGTCACCCCAAGAATATGTGGTGTTCCAATTACTTACATCTGTAGTTGTGATAGAACCTGCTGGTGTTCTTGGGAAATCGTAACCCGCATAGCTATAAGAAACTGCGTAGGTTCTATTTGCGACCCAGTTTCCTGTAATCGACAATCCGCCAACCATTACCTCGTAACCGAGAACTCCTTCGAGTTCTCCATCAGATTTTTGAATATCTCCATCAGAGCCGAGCGTACCAGAGAAGTAGACGCTGCTTATGTCGGCATCTTTTGCGACCATTGAGAAGATAGAGTCTTTATATAATGCAACATAACTGCTTGCAGACCCAAACGCCGTGTTTCCTGTTCCTGATGACGGAACACGATTACCATCATTGTAGTCTACTTCCAAGGACAGGTTCGTGTTTATTATGTTACCAGTCGAATTATACTGACCCGCGCCGCCGTTAAGTATGCTACTAGTTGGCCATACATTCACCGCTGTTCCAGACACCGTATACGCAACGATCGTACCGCTTCCATTAACTCCTGAAACTAGAATACTAACATTGTTGTTACTAGTTCCCCCAAGCTGTGTTCCTGATATTGTTAGAACGTTGCCGACATTGTAGTTAATACCGCCATTTAGAAGACTTCCGTTTCTCCAGGATTCTCCTTCATATCGACCTGGCAGAAGACTGAATGATGCCCCTGTACCCGATCCACCGGTCACAATACCAGAGCTTGCAGTGATAGCCGTGTTAGAATAAAAATGAAAGTCTGGGTAAAGAACTGGAACTTTTGACTTTAAAGATTCGATGTTCTGATAGAATCTTGTCTTTATCGTAGCTGTGCTGTTCTCTGTCTCTCCAGTGTACAGAACTACATCAACGTATTCTTTAAAGAATTCCCAAAGTTGGCCTCTTCCAATCGGATCATCAGATCCTCTAAAGATAGTCACTACGGCCACCGTCTCAGAACCGTTTATGCCTGAAACTTCAAAATCGTCATCAAGATCTTGCGACGTAGATGTTGTAGGATTTGTATCTTCTGTCGTAATCACAATTTGATTTATACTGTTTCTACCGCCCTTATATATGGTCGCAAAGGATGCGCCAAAACCGCGATAGCTGTTTGAGTCTGTAGGTATGTGGTCAACCTCTTTCGTAAAGAAAACTTCATCGTTTCCTTGGAAATCAGTAATGAACATTTCAAGCGCTTGCTTGTTATAAATCATACTTTCAAATAGAGTAGAAAAAGATCCGTTATTTGAAGATTCGGTGCTGAAGTTTAAAACTCTCGTATCTTCGGTATTGCTTACATAGTTTGAATTAAAATCCTGTGGTATAAGTTCTCCACTCGCGATATCTCCTGCCGCCTTATTCTTAACAGTATAATCTTTTCTTATTATACTATATTTTCCCTCTATGATTCGCGCTGTGTCCGTTAGATCCGACACGTCGCTTGGCACAGTTGGTGCATTTTCCAGATCTTCATAATCGCCAGAAAAAGCAGTACTTACTAACTGATACAAGTTTAAGTTCGGCTTATTCGTAAGATCGTTATAGCTTCCAGAAAAATCTGTAGCATCTTTATTATACAATTCAGTAAAGTTCTGATTGACTTTTGTAAAAGCCGTTCTTAACGGATCACCGGATCTATCGTTTGCGACGGTACCAATATTGATAGTTTGCTTTGCCATGTCTTCCTCTTATATGGTATCTGCTGTTATCTGTGTAGTGTCAGCAGTGATTTTGTTACTATCAGCAGTTACAGCGTAGTTAGTTGGTCTTACAACAATCTCGCTAAATGGATCTATCTCAGTGAAGTCGATAATATCATCGCCCTCTTCTTCAAAGTATATGTTCTTTGCGATAGGATCTTTTTCAAGAAGTCTATCAAGAGAGTTAACTCCAGGATATTCGGTGTTTATACTATCGAAATATGTATCTATCTCTTGTATTCCGGTGTTGAACATTTCGTTCGAATATTCGAAGAGCTCGCACTTAAGATCAAAAACTTGAAGTGCGCCACTCTGATAGAAAACACTCTCGTGTTCAACGTGCATGATCTTAAAGAATTTATCATTAAGAGGAAGATATACAAGGTCACCTTCCTTTGGTCTTATGAGAGTAGTATTCAATCGAGTCGCATATCTTTCGAATGTTCTCATCGCAACAGTGAAAGTAACTTGGTCACGGATCTGTAGACCAAACTTACTAAGAAAGTCTCCATCTCCCTGAAAGCCGTCTACACTCTTTACATATACTTCCATCGAATAAGCTGCATTAAAGATTGAGAGATCGTCTTCGTTAAGTATCTGATCTGTAGCTTCTAGCTTTCGAGTGAGATAGTAAGTGTCAACACCATAGATCTGTATTGCTTCAATCACTAGGTCGTCAATGAGCTGCTGTTCATTGAAGTATCCGTAGTTCTGAAAGAAAACATTCGTTGCCATCTATTATCCAACAAAATTATAAACAAGCGGTTGAAGAGACGTCTTTGCGTTATCTTCCATCTCTTTGCGGTCTGCCTTTGCTTCTGAGAGGATCTGTTCGCCGTTGAACTGAACTCCTCCTATGAGCTGCATATTTGTAAACTTTGTAAGGTTTACACCCCACTGTTCGCGTATTAGAATTGAAGCATAGTTCTGTAGGAATCGATCGCTCCAGACGTCAGAGTACGTGTTTCCGTCAATGATGTCATAGCCTTCTATGATGATATACGAACCAGGATTTAAGATGTTCTTATTTACATCGAGGTATAAGTGATTTATATGGCGGTTATATCTTATAAGAGGTTTACCCACAAGAATTTCCTGAAGAAACTGTAGGTGTGATAGAGCCATATAGTAATGCTGAATGTTATATCCGGTTATGTCTTCGAGGTTATTCAAAACGAACTGATATTGAACGTTAAAGAAACCAGTTCCAGTTGAGATCGATGAACTAAGATCGAAGATACGAGTAATGCCAAGCATACTCTCTGGTACTTCTACATATCCCTGATCTATCTCTTCCTGAGTAAGCGCATGCTTAAGATACACCATCTGACTACCATCGTAGTGATAGTCTCTCCAAAATGCGATTGCTTCGTCAATACGATCTTCTATCTGTTCATCAGAAACGTTGATCTGAATGACTGGAGCACCGATCTTTCGAAGAACATAGTCTTTAAATTCTTGTCTGGTTGAAGGTCGTGCCATTTGTGATCACCCTGCTTTTTAATCTATTTATAAAAGAAGGCGAACTGCATTTTTTCCATTGACACATGTGAAATTGCCGATATAATTAGATTTAATATCTATCAGGCCGGTGGTATATGCTCACTCGATACGTTCGATATCTTCTTCATAGCAATTCTCTCCATACTGGATCTCAACAATCTTGAGTTCTTCAGACGAGTCGTTAATGAGTTGATGCCAGTCGGTTACGACAATGGTGACGAAGTCACCTTTCTTCAAAGGTTTTCTTATTCCATTGTGTAGGATTGCACCTGTACCATTCGTCACGTACCAAAGTTCGCTTCGATACTTGTGTCTCTGAAGACTGAGTGACTTTCCTGGTTCAACGACGAGCTCTTTCACCTTTGTAGATGGACCGTCTGAGTGAAGAACACGATAGTAACCCCACTTTCTTTCAGTCTTTGGAGTCTTCCACTCGGTAAGTATCTTACTGCTGGAATTCATCTTGTGAGTTCCGCCAACTCCAAATACAAATGATAGTCTTTCATCCTTAATACTCATTTCCGGAATATTAATATTCGTTCTATCCCCGCCGTTCGCAAAAATGATTTCATCATTAGGAAACTTTCCTAGGCACAACTTAATTGCTTCTGATGCACCGCCATCGCTATCGTCAAAGATCATGACACTATCGACCATATGAAGGCTCTCAACGATTGCAACTCTTTCTGATAGACTCATGAATG